ATACGATACTTTAAAAATTGCCCAGTGCCAAGACTGTTTCCGTTTTCATCAAATATCTCTCTAGGAGCTGGCTTATTAAACAACGCATTGTACTGATGCATGTCAAAATAATCGTGAGAAGCATAAAACATGTCGGTGTCTTTTGTTCTATCACGATTATAAGACAACGTATGCAATGTAGTTGTATCTTTACTAAGAACTTCGTCGAAATGTTTCTTATTGTAAATAGAATTACGTTGCTTTCGCTTTTCGTAAATCTGACGCTTCTCAGAAACGCTATAAGAGCCACCTTTTAGCGGATAAGGAGGTCCATTTCGTTTACCCCATTTCTGCCCAAGAATGCCATGATGAGCCAAATATAAGTCATTCATAATTAAAAAGCGTCCTTATTCATTTTGTAAGCAACGTAAGCGTCCATCATGGCAGAAACATTATCGATCTTTTGTTCATAACGTTTCTTAAGGAGCTTTCTGTTACCATTTGTGTCTTCAAGTGTAACGCAATTTCCCATTGCAAAAGCCATTAGCTCTTCGTCAAACAGCAGCTTCCGTTCCTCGGCAAGCTTTTTTAATTCTCCAAGAGGAACTGATTCAGTTCTTGCCCCCTGAATTACTTTTACAATTCCAAAAGGACCATTTTCGGATTCCCAGCGTTCAATAAAGTCTTTAGCATTGTATGGATCATAGCCAACGCAGCGCACATCATAATTGGCTTCTGTAATATGATTGTCAAGATCCTCATATACCTCAACCATATCGAGAACCGTGCCTTCCATAACAATAAGGCTGCCCTCTTTCATGAAATCTTCGTACTTTATTCGCATGGCCATTGGAAGTTTGGCGAGTGTCGAAGAAGTAATGTAAGAGCGAGTCTTTATGCCAAAAGCATCTCCGCCAAGAGGGAACAAAAACGTGAAAGCGCAAAAGTCGTCACCTTGTGAAAGATCACAACCAAGAGAACACGGCATTTGCCAATATTCTCTTTTCCTATGAGGAAGGGTTTCTTCGTATGTGAAGTAATATGTGTATCCTTCCATTGGAATCCCAAAACGTTTTGCTAAAATATCGTTTCTAGCAGCAGGAGCTTTCTCAGCTCTTTCAACATCGAGCTGATACGTCTCGTATGTTACGGTTTTTCCAATATTTGGGTTGGCTTTCGCCCATACACTAGGATCGCCAACTTCATCAATGGAATCAAGCTTGTACCACCAGATAGAGACATGCGGATTCACATAATCCCCTTTGAGTATGTCCATCAACTCCATTTTGATTGTGTCGCCCGCTCCATTACGAATTGTCCCTTCAGAACTCGTAAGAACGATCATCCAATCGTCAAGCTTCGAAGCTCCCTGTTCAATAGGAGCAACTACATCTTCTCTAATGTCGCAAGACAGCCATTCATCGACCGTTGCAATTTTACATCGAAGACCTTGCAGCTTATCTATACTCATCGGGCGAATTCTAACAATAGAATTAGTCAAAAAGTTTTCGATACCCTTTTTTGTTGGGCATAACTTCTGGCGTTTTGCTTTAGATCCGGTTGTGTTCTGAATGGATCCCTCTGTCAGAAACTGCGTAATAGGTCCGCGATTTCTTGCTATAGCCGTCCGTATAGGTTGAAGAATTTCTTCTGCCTGAGCCATGGTTGGTGCGACAACTATTTGATCGGTTGTTTCGTTGTCTGCATATAAATGGTAAGCTTGTATAAAGGAATCGTATAGAGACTTCGCAGCACCTCGTCCGATGATCATATACTGCTTATTGACGAGTCTTTTTTTGATCCGCTTTCGACGATAAAAACCGTCGGCGGTAGGAACCGATCGATCTATGAAATAATACCATCCGTATAACTGTTCTCCCCACAGCTTAAATGTGTCAAGAAGATGAACATCTGAACCGTCTGTTAATGTCATTTCTGTTTCACAGAAGTACGCCCATCTCTCAACTGGCTCGGGATCATAGTAATAGCGTGGATCAGCAATAAGAGCATCTATTCGATGCATTTCCATCTCTATAAGCTTATTGATTGGCTCTTCGCCGCGCATAACGGCGTCTCTAAACAATCCGTAATAATACGGAACCGCCGTATTAGATAACGCCATTTTGATTTTTTTCCTTTCTGTTAACCAGCCATCGCATCCATCATACTCGTAACGTCGTTGTATGCTTTCAAGGCGTCGCTAGAAAGATTCTCGGTTCCATATTGCTCAACAAGAGCAATAGAAGCTTGCATATCTTCATCATTTTTCAAAAATTCTTTAATGACTTTGGTAAATTCTTCATTCATTATTTTTGAAAAATGATCCGTGTATGCTTCTTCATATGCATCATCGTCGAAATCTTTACCATGCTCTCGTTCCCACTTTGCATTGAAGCGATCTGTTTCGCCAGCATTGGCTCTGTCAGCCATTCGATTATATGCTTTAACATACAGTGTCTCATACTGATCGTTGAATCTTTTCGTAGTGCGCTCGTAGTGATCTTTAACTTCTTTGCTATAGCGTTTTATTCCAGCAGGAGTTAAAGAACCATCAGGATTCTGATAGCGTCGAATACCCCATTTCTGGCCTAGAATTCCGTGGTGAGCTAAGTATAACGTTCCGCTCATTATAGTAGCTCCTTATTCTATCCCATGTCGCTTTTTTCTATTTACGGTCTCATACCAAGTGTCACTCATGGCATAACCAACACGAACTCCAAGATAAGTGCTTACAAAAGTTCCACCGGTATACAAAATATTTTTAGGTAAATTCGAAACGGGACTACCTGTTTTCATAGTAGAGACAACCGCATTCCTACCAAAAGTTGCAGCGGCAGAAAGCGCGGCAGCCGTTAGAGCGCGATCGTGATGAACCTTATTTCTTGCAAGTTCATGAGCCTCAGCTTTAGTGCTTCCGGATTTCTCAAAATCACTTTGAAGACGTTTCATTTTTTTAAGTCCGCGTTTGCTCATCGTACGGGCATCTTTGATTTCCTGCCGCGACACGTTGGGTCTTCCAAAAGCTTTTGCGGCTTTTCTAGCAGCTGCTCTGTCTCGGAGAGTTAGTGTTTTGTATTGGTTGTATCGACGCTCTCCCGCGGGAGTCAAAGATCCATCTTCTTCCTGAAAGCGCCTTACTCCCCATTTCTGGCCTTTAATGCCATGATGAGCTAAATACAATGTTTCATTCATTATTTTTTACCATTAAATGCAGCGTAAATAGACACTGCTGCCCCTGCAATACCTAAAACTGCTCCAGTGTAATATAAGATCTTGTCAACTGTGTCAGATCCATTATTTACAGATTGCTGACTAATAGCATTGACATAGTTGTTCTCGAGATTCAAACGAATGAGCCGATCCCTAAGCTCTTTGTCAGTCATTGTTTTTGCTTCTTCAAGAGCTGTAACTTTCTCTTTAACTCGTTTATTGTCTGCCCTCTGAGAACGAGCATTATTGACGACATCTTTAGTCGAATTAATGCCTTTGGCCAACTCCTTTGTGTTTATAGAAGATTGTGTTTCTTCTTTGCCGTAATTTCTGACATTCTTACGTAACTCATGCGCAGCAACTTTTCCAGCAACATAAGTGTTTAAACCCTTAGAATGTTTATACTCAGCCCTACGCCGTTCAAGCCCAAGAGGAGTGCCTGTTCCGTCTGGATTCTGGAACCGCCTTACACCATTTTTGGAGCCTTTTGTTCTGCTATGAACTAAATAGTATTCCATTTTGATTTTTCTCCAAAAATGAGGGAAGGCTTTTTAAGGCCCTCCCTCACGAAATGATCATTCAGCGCGCATCTTTTCAATCTGACGCATAATCTGCTGCCACTCGTATTTGCTAGACGCCTGATCCATCATTTCTTTTGACTTACTTATTAAAATTTTCGTGCATGTACTTTACTTCTGCCGATTCTTTCATATAACGCTTAGAAATCTCTTTCTGCATGTCGCGAAGGAATGTAATGTATGTTTGGTCATTTGTAGTCTCCGCTTTTTTCATGTCTTCGTCGAGCATCTTATAGAGATTTCCTGCGTGAGTTAATTCAGAATTTGACATTTCAACAAACACCTTTGCTCTGGAAGGGTTTGCTTGCTTCTCTTCAATCGCTCTTTGAATGTAGTGCTTTGATTCATCGAGCTCCTCAAAGATCTGCATAATAAAGTATAGCAATTCGTTATGCATAACTAATAGAGATCTTCTTAGCCTGCAGTAGAAGCCTGAGGAAATAGACTCATGATAGTCTCCTTTCAAATATTGTCAACTAGTTATCTCCCACATTGGTGTCTCTGCCATAACGTTCAATCTCCATTCAAGCTCTTGCTGCTGCTCTTTCAAAGCTGTAGCCACGAATGAACTGGTAGGAGGATCAAAAATAAGTCTGCATCGAATGTACATCCAGTCAACTACAGACAAATATCGATCTACGTCACTCATAAAGTCCGACCACTTTTCTTCGTCACCAGAAATATGAAACGGAGGGCTCGGGCCGAGTCCGATCTGGTTCAGTATCATGAAACCGGAATTGATGTGCATTACAAGATCCTTGTCGAAGGGCCCATAGTCATAATCTGGACCAATGAGCTTCTTAATCGATGTTAGAATGCTATCGTTAACACTTACGATTTCCACGGACATGTGTCGTTTGCCCTCCTTTCATTTGTTTCCATAAGCAACAACTTTTCATCGCCATAATGTATGGCGTTGTGCGTTGCTTTTGTAACCACAACGAGATTTTCTGGATCGAAAACTTTGTAATCTCTATTTACAACGTCTTGAATAGTAATTGGATTAATGTGATGAATCACGAGATTGCGTTTATCACCAATGTCGTAACCGGTGAGGCCCATATCACAGCCGTCATCTCTAATGATTATCTGCCTACGAACTTTAGCCCATTCCTTTGAATGGTAGAGTGCTTGATTTAAATATCTGCTAGCGCCAAATGTATCGTCTCCAACTCGGCCATCCAACTTCAAATACTGGAATCGTTCGGAATATGTTTTAAGCTTAGATAATTCACTATAAGATTTACTCATACGTGTCATCACTTTCTGACAAATTATAAGAGCACTTGCTAAACGCTCGTAAAGCCTCGGCATAAAGACTTTCCATTCGTTCTGCAGACTTAATAGCTTCTGTTTTTGCTTCCAGAAGTTCTAGCTCACGCTTTGCTTTTTCTTTCTCGATCATTTCAGATGTTGAACCGAGTTTTAAGTAGTGACAGATTATCTGCGAAGATGCGGTGCCCTCAATTAGCTGCTTTTTGGCAGCAGCAACTGCCAAAGCGATCATTTCATTCTCCTCAGCCTCTAGCGTTAAAGCTGGCTGAGAAGAAGCAGCTACTGTTTCTGTCTTCTTAGTAATTCTTTTAGGCATGTTTACTTCACTTTCTAATATAAATCTTCACAGTTTTGCTATACTTTCAGGTAGGTGCATATGCACTTTTTTAGGAGGTATCAAAAAGTATCTATCAACACAAATAGGAGGAACCATGGGGTAAGCAACTCAATCTTAAGGAGGTTGCATATGCACCTACCTGAAAGCCAAAACATCTTTTCAAATATACCCCCGGGGAATTTTTGAAG